ACCCCTTGCTCCTCAACTCGACCACGGACGTGTCGGATACATCTATCCCAGGTAAGGTGACGACGCTGTCGTCGTCGCCTCCTCCAGGCTGGCGCGCATGTCCCTCTCCCCCTAAAGGTTCATCGCTGTTGCCCGAGTTAATGACGGCGTCGGAGTCGTCAGTTCTGCCTTGGGTGGTGGACACAATTTCCTCGCCGGTTAAGAAAAACAGGCCTAGGTCGTCGCTTGGTGCATCGACCACCACAGTGCCAAGGTCCGCGCAGTTTGCCGTTGTGCTCGCGCTGTCACAAACGGTAGTTAATTCTGATAGTCCGTTAGAGGAGCTAATCTCTTCGGTTGTCGATCTGGTGGTCGAAGCCCCGGAATTGGATTTGTCGCTAACTGGCGAATGGGAATACCTGCAAGGGTTTCGCGTGCAGCAACCTTTTAAAAAGTGCCTGCACGTCTCCGGCTTCACACAAAAGCCGTTGCCACCCCTGGCTTTGCCGGGTCTGGAATGCAGATGATTCTTGGACTCCTTGTGAGCTCGCTGCCTCTCCATCTGCTGGAGGGATGTTGACATCTTGGTTACCCGAGGGCGTGGACTAAACCACAAAGAACCTGACGATGTATTGCTGTTCGAGGGCTATCCTCGCAACGCTACGTTAAGCGTTGGCCGTGTGCACAGTACAGGTGCACACGCTTCTCGGGCGGGGGCCTAGGCTACTAGGGGTCGCGGGCTCTATCATGGTACTGAGCAGATACTTTCATCTAGTCACACAAGCCTTGTGAAGGGTTTCAGCTAGATAGGCTGGACTCAATGGTTACCCCCCTGTACAGGGATAAACAAAGCTGATACCCGAAGGCCACCTCTTCCAAGGCATTAACCAGGCCACCACACATGCGCGGTGACCACCTAGACGAGGATTTTAACGCGGCCCAATCTCGCTCGAGGAATCGAGCGAGAAAGTGGAGCACTGGGTCTCGGCAGAAACACCAGTGGCAGGGAAAAACCGACTGATCCCCCTAACCACAACGGTGGCGGGGCGGTCCCTTAAATAAATGAACAAAGTAAGAACCAAGCCAAATACCCCTACATAAACAGAAACCACAGCCAGTATTGAAGGGGAGTCTAGAGTAAGAGACCGGCCAATGTGCCGGTCACTTTACCGACTATGTCAGCTGCAGAAATGGCATCTTTCAAAAACGTGCCTGTGGACATCGTTTTACGCTTAACGAGCTCGGCCTTAAGGGCTGCAACTCCTAAGTTAAGTAAAGGCGTAAGGGGGGCTTTGTGCTGACTCTGTTTGGCGTTAC